TTCCTCATAGAGCCTGCTGGCCGGAATGGTTCGGGCCGTGGCCCATTCCCGCAGGGCGTCCATCTGGGCCTTCTGGGATCGGGAAATGGGGATCACGAACCGGGCCGCGGCCTCCAGGCTGCCCCCGTTATAAGCAGCCTCGATAGCCACTTGTCTGATTTCCGCACCGCTGTAACCCTCTAAATCAGGTAGTTTTTTATCCTTAGGATTCACCTGGAACTGATCCAGGTAGATTTTGAGAATTTGCTCCCGCTCTCCGGGACCGGGGTTGTCCACGAAAAAGATGGCATCCCAGCGGCCCATCCGGGTGTATTCCGGGGGTAGGTTTTCGTAGTTGTTGCAGGTGGCAATCACAAAAACCTGGCTGGTATGGTCGTTCAGCCAAGTTAGGAAAGTGCCGCCTACCCGCTGTGTGGTGCCACCGTCTGTGCTCTGACCACCGCCAACGCCGGCCAGACCTTTTTCAATCTCATCGATGAACAGGATACATGGCGCCATAGCGTCGGCAACCTTTAAGGCCTCTCTAATCTTGGCCTCACTCTCACCTACCAGGGAACCGAAAACCTTCCCCATGTCCAGGCTAAGCACCGGCCAGCCCACTTCATTGCCCAAGGCCTTAGCGTAGTGCGACTTGCCTGTACCCGGCACCCCCAGAAGCAGGATGCCCCGGAAGGGCAATCCTTCCCGCCGGTTCTTGAACCGGTTTAGTGTCCACTCTTTGAGGTTATCCAGGCCACCCAGGGTGGCGAAAGTCTCTGTGAATTGGGAAAATTGCAAGGCTGCGGATTTTTCCACCATCTGGGCCTTTAAGGTTGTAATGGTTTTAGGGTCAAAGCATTTTTGCTGCACCAGGGCCAGGGCCATGGCGTTCTCGGCTTCCTCCCAGGTCAGCCCCTGGGCCGCGTCCAGCACCGCCTCGGGGTTATCCGGGTTGATCTCGGTTGATTCAACCAAGCCGTCCAGGATGGTCTTCAGCTCCTCCCGGGTGGGCAGGGGGAAGTCCAGCACCACCACATCCCGCTCCAGCTCCGGGGGCAGTTTGGCGTCGGGGGAGATGATGACCAAGGTGGTGCCCTTAGTCTTGTAAACCGGCAGGTTGTTTTGGACTGCCTGGATCACCGCCGGTTCATTCAGCCAGAAATGGTAATTCAAAAGAAACCAGACCGCCTTGTCATTGCCCCGGGCCGCCATGTTCGGCAGGTCATAAGGGTCGCATTCCTGCCAGCATGCGCCATTGCCCATCGGCCGGAAGCCCCGCACCACGTCCCATTGGTAAGGGGTGCGGCCATTGGCCTGCTGGACCGCCGAAGTGATAAACCGCTCCGGCTCATGTGTCCTGACCAGCAGGGCCGGGTAGCCGGCCTTCAGGTAGTCCTGTATCATGGTTTTACCTCCCGAGAATTTGGATTAACGGTTGCAAGGCAGTAAAAATGGGGGCCCAAATCCCGAAATAGAGAATAGCCCCGCCGATAATAGCCGTGCCGATTCCTAAAATGCTATTCATGTCATGGTTGCCTCCTTCCCGGCTTTTAAAATGCTTTCTGCAAAAGCAAATCGGCTTGGAGCTTGCCGACTCTGTTCATTAATCGTTGCAACCTGGCCGCTTCTTTTTTGAGGCCAGCTTTTTCCAGGTTTTTAACTGCGCTGTCAATCCAGCCGCTTTAATATGTTTTCATTTAAAGAAAAAAGGGGGGGCCGCAGGCCCCCTGGGAGTTTTATTCCTGGTCTCCGTCATCCTCATCAGGGATCGGGAACAGGTCATATAATTCATCCATCAGTCGTTCAATCTTTTCCATGGCCTCTTGCCCTATCTTTTTCCATTCTTCTCCCTTGCCATACGCGGCCAGGATACTGGCCGCATCATATGCGGCGCCAATATGACCCAGGATGATTTCTACATTTTTCATTTTTGTTCTCCTTTTTATTTTTTAAATGTCCTCATCAGTCATGGCCTCACCATGAGACCGGGGTTGCCCCGGTTTCGGACTGTTATTTTTTATATAATTCTGTGGTTTAAGTAGCCCGGCGTATATCGAAGCCATTTTATGTATTCGTCCCGCTCAGCCGGGGTAAAAAAGTATTTGTGAAAAATGGCCAGATGATCCTCAATCCCGTTGATTATCTGGCATATTTGAACCTCTAGGCCATACCGGGCCGTTCCTGGATATTGTTCTATGCACCGCATTTTTAGACCTCCTGGATAACGCCATCTAGATTATTTATGTTCAAGACCGCCAGCTCGTTAACCATGCCGTAATAAATTGCGGCCACCCTCTTGACCAAGGCCAGGCGCTCGGCTGGCTGCATTTCGCCGTAAAATGGGGTCTCTAAGAGATCCCGGATAATTTCTCTGATTTCCATATTTTTTCTCCCTCCCGGTTTTTTGATTGGTATAGAGCATGGCGCTCATTTGAGGGTAGGTCCGATGTTCCCACCCCCTAGATCAGAGCCATGTTCCCGGTTGCGCCCATCTCCTTACCGGCTGCCCTTCCTGTCGCCTGTCCCTCAGTTTCGCCTTCCTTCCAGCACCCCCGTCGCTCGCACCCGTGCTGGCCGGCTTTGCCTCAGTTACTCCCTATCCAGGTTCGAGGAATCCGCCTCCTCCGGTAAAGCACCAGGCCGTGATTTAAGGGGTCACGCTCCCCAGAGTTCTTTTGCGGTAAACTCAAAAACCCGTATGGCTTGAGAGGCCATAAATCTCAGCGGTTTTTCGGTTCCGCCAACCTACCTGGTAAGCCAGATTCGATCTCGCTGTTACCAGGAGCCCCGTTCCCCCTCTGGCGGAGGCTTTGGGCATTTACCGCTTAATTTTTTCGGGTGCGGCTATCTCGCTTCCCCTTCTCTCCTTGGGGGGGGCCGGGTCTGCTTCCGCTTTTTGGGTTTTTTCGATTCCGTCCTTGGAATCTGTGGGGGCCGCATTCCCTCTGGCACCCCACCCGGCCCTATGTGTGTTTTTTTCTTGTTATCCCCTCCTTTCGTTTTTATTTAATGTTTTATTTACCTTTATATATTGCATGAACTGTGCGCAAGCCGCTGTTTTAACTGGAAAAACCCATGTCCCCGCTGTTTTTTCCCGATTTTTTATTCTTAATCTTTTTAAATAATTGCGTAGAGGAAAATTAATAAAAATCACACCATTCCATAGAATCAACCTATATATAGAAACAAAAGGGACAAATTTTAGTCCCTGTTACAATATCGCAACCAAAGTTTTATAAGCCAGCGTTGCACTTGCATAGGGACAAAAATTCTTACCCAAATTCAAATTATTGAATTGTTTGCATGAATTATTTGCATATTCGCATACTGTAAGATATGTTGAGTGTGCATTTTTAGACCCTCTATAATGTCGCATGCCATTTTTTATATGCTAGCATTGCAATTGCGCTGAGTTCATTTCCAGACCCGGTTGCCGATATACAGACCTGGCTTTCTTTTTTCTTTAATCAAAATTATTAAATCATGGTAATAATTATTGTGTTATTTTGATTAGAAGGCAAAACTACACCCTTGCCAAATTGTTATATGGCTTTTATTTGCTATTATTGTGGGAGATTTATAATAAGATTAAGTTACGGTACTCATGATGTGGGTTGGTCTCTGAAAAAAATATGTTGGTTTCCAGCTAGTCACCCACAGATAGAGGTGGACCAAGAGTGGCGATGTGCACTTCAGGTAATTCAGACCACATGCACCGCCAGGTCAAACTCTTTGTAGATCAGCCCTTCCTGGCTGGGCATCCGGCAGAGCATTTCCGCTTCCCAGGTTTCCCGGGAAACCTTGCGTTTGGCGGATATGGCGTCCTCCACCGGGTAAAAGCCGTCGGCGTTCCGAGCCCGGCCTTTACAGTCTTCCCAAAGCTCACAGGTATCACAGTCCCGACCCTCGCATCGTTCCATAACATCGAAGACACACCACTTGAAGACCCGGTAGCCGTTTTCCGCCGCTTCGGTGATCACCCGGTTCATCAGGCCGTAAGCTTTGTGCATAGTGCTGTAAATCTGGACGCTGGCCCTGATCCCCTTGGCCGACTTGGGAATTAATAGCGTGGCCTCGTATATCCGGTCCTCGAACTCATCCACTTCGTCTAGCTTGAGTTTCTGAGGGTGAGGGCCCCGCACCGATTTCATGGACGCCGTAAGAATCTGGATATTGGAGCCGTTCAGCAGGTGAGTGCGGGTACGCAGAGCCTCCCCTTCCACCAGATGGTGAAAGGGCGTAGTGATTAAACCCTTCATGTGCTCATACATCCTGAGACTCTGTTCTCCGGAGCCCCCCAGGATTTTGGTCTCACAGCCGGGTTTAAAGATTGAGTCCAGCCAGGTCACCAAAGCGCCATTAAAGGTTTTGCCGCCGCTCCGGTTGGCCCAGCAAACGCAGTCCAGCACTTCTTCAAAAAAGGCCGCCGTAATATACTCCGCCGGTGGCGTGTGCTCCGGGC